ACTTGAACAACAACTCCACCTACTGAACCACGCTCACCTGTTCCGATTTGCATTGCTTTAGTTGATTTCACCCAACCTTGTTTTTTTGAACTTGATTTGGCAAGGAGAACCCAAACATCTTCACCAAAAACTTCAATATCTCCAACTTTCTTTTTAGCATCTTCAACAGATACATTTGAAAGTTCTTTAGGTTGTTTTTCCTCAGAGATAACTTCTGCAATAGGAGCTTCTTCTTTAGGAAGTTCTTGACCTTCAACTAGAGAATCCTTTGCGATTTTTTCTTCGTTAATAGTTGGTTCTTTTTTATCTTTTTTAGCCATGTTAATCCTCCTCAGAATTATTTAATTTAGCTTCAATTTCTTCATCATACTCTTTAGCTTCGTTTACTAATATGTATTTATTACGGACTCTTTCTTTGAAATTTGTTTTCTCAAAAACAGTCTCCCAAAAATCATCATCAACATCTACAAGCTTACCGATAATTTGGACAGGTGTACCATCCTCATTTTCAACAATTTCTCCATGTTCATCATTTAACTGATACCCATGTAATCTCTTATCATTTGCCATTCGGCAATTAGTGATTAACTCAAACTCTTTTGCAAGGTCTTTCATCCCACTATATTTACGAATACCACCATCAAAATGCACTGTTAATGGTAGAACTGAATTCTCAACACAGTCACGAGATTTATAAAGTCTGAGATTGAAAGTGTAACCTGTCAATTCTTTTCCTTCTTTTTCTTGTGAGCGAGAGATAAAGATAGTATTATCAGGTGCATATTCACCACCCGTACCACCACCTAGAACAGTTTTAGCATATTTTTCAATTGTTTGGTATGTGTGATTAATGCAAATAAATGTAAAATCTTTCATACGAGTAACAGGTGTAATCATTCTGAAGTAGGACTTAATAGCTTTTGCTCTAGTCATATCAGCTTTTGAGTCTCCCTTGTCAGCATCTTCAAGTTCTTTTTTTGAACTCGCCATTCCTAGAGAATCCACAAGGAATAAAACATCATCATCTCTATCAAACTCAGCCATTTTTTGATGATGGTCAATTTTTAGATTTTCAACAGTATCAAAAGGTTGATGAAGAATTAAATCAGGGTCAACACCATAAGACTTAAACATATTCTCACGAGTACCGAACTCATTGTCATAGAAAACACAAACCCCTTGAGGGTGTTCTTTCTGCCAATCAGCTAGAATCTTAAGTGCAATTGAGGACTTAAAATGTTTTGATGGTGCTCCAATCATTGTGATTGACCCATCAGGCATTCCCTTGTCAATATCACCACTAAATGCGATGTTAATTAGTGGGATACCTATTTTGGTTCTACGACCCTCAATAAAGAATCTTGACTCACTCATAACCTTTGATTCGGCTGATAAGTGAGTTTTCATCTTCTTGAGTTTATTCATTAATGGATTTGATTTCTTTGCCATATTCTATTAGTCCTTGTTTTATTTAGTCTTATAAATTTAATGAGTGAATTGAGACTCTGTAATTAATTCGTCCATAAGGTCATTAAGTTCTTCTTTAGTTTCTTCTGTAACTTCCATAGCATTAATGTAACTAGGAATTGCAGTTTCCACACTAGAGTTATCTTGTTTGACCATTTCTTCTCGTACTTCAATTGCATCTTCAATCTTGGTTATAGTATTTAAATTAACAATATTATACTTTGATAAACCTTTTCTAAATATATCCCACTGAGGAGAAACAAGTGATGCAGATGTTACTTGAATATCTAGAAAAGAGTTGTTAAAATGGTTTAAATCTTTCTTGGAATCTTTTTCAAAGTCATGATTGATGAACCTAAAAATACCTTCAGATTCAATAAAATCATAATCACCATTGTCCAAGTCCAACACAACAAAACCCTTGGGGTCATCAACATCAATCCTAGTCAGTGCAAATGGTGCTCCAAGATATTGAATCTTAGTTCCCATTTTAGTTGCACTTGACCTAGTGTGATAATGACCTGTGAACACATATTCAAACTTAGTACCAAGCATATTTTGGTCTTGATGTGAGCGAGTCATAGTGTAATTCTTATTCAATTTAAAACCGTTCAATTCCAAGTGTGCAAAACAGTACTTGAATTTGTCGTGTTTAAATCTATCCATTTCTTTGTTAAATGTGGTTTCTTTATGAAGCCACGGAAGGAATAAGATATCTCCGAATTTTGTTGTGTCGGTGTGTACAGTGTAATTAGGTAGGTCTTCAAGAAATCCAAGCGAATGGGTTTGATTACTATCCTTATATCTCACATCATGATTTCCTACGATGTGATGGAAGGTAAATTCACTCAGAGTATTCTTAAATAAAATTCTGAGCCTAGACTCTAAAATAACACTTAAGGTTTTTCTGTTATCAAGTAGGTCACCCAAGATGTAGACATCTGTGATTCCTTGTTTGATAAGACTTTCTTTGAAGAAGGTTTCAAAATAATTTATTTGCATATCCATCCATCTAATGTCATTGGCATAGACACCAAAATGGATATCGCTGATTAAAGCTACTTTATTCATCAACCCCACCTAAATTTGAGTAAAAATCAACACTAACATTTAAGTCAGCATAACGGTTATTTACTTTTAAGTATGTTTTGAAAGAGTTTACACAAACTGATGTGAAATAAGCAAATGGATTTTCATACTTCGTATCAAATTTATATAGTTTTTCCATACAGATTAGAGAAGCATCGCCTATCATGTCCTCTTTCCACATTTTTGAATAATTTCTGAGATTACCACGATTTAAATAATTTGTGGCAATGAGTCGCATACTACAGAAAATAGATTCAAATAATTTCTTTTTTCTTAATTGTAACATCAAGTCAGTTGTATCCAACAAAGAATTATATTCCTTTATATTGTTGTACAAATCTTTATTTTTAACATACTCTTGAGCCATTATATTTCTCCTTTATTCTCCCTATAATTATAAACAAAAATAGGAGTTTTTAAACCCCTATAGTAAAACTTTTTATTATCCGAGTAGTTTTTTAAAAATACTTACTTTTTTAGGCTCAACAACTTCTTCTTGTGGTGATTCAATTATAATATCGTCATCCTCAGTTGTGAAAGTTATGAATTTTTTAACACCTTCATTATCCAACAACACAACATCATTATCGTAGATTTGGTTAATATGTCGTTTGATTGTGTTAGCTGTCGTCCCATACTCAGTAGCGACCTCTGTAACGCTTTTAAACTTCTTTACTAGTGTAAACACACCTCCTTTATAAAAGTATGCTTCTAAAGGCTTAGATGTACCTGCCATAATTAATTCTCCCATTCGTAATTAGAGAAACCATTCTCTAGTTTTACACTTAATGTTTTATCAAATAAAGTGTCGTTATCAATTTTGTGAGAAATAATCACCACATTTTTAAACCAACCATCAACCATAAATAATTCTCTCAAACCGTTTATAACCGACTCAGTTGACTTTTTATCCAAACCACTATCTAATACTTCATCAAAGATTAGTAGGTTAGAATCCCAATTAGAAATGTCTTTCATAATGCTAATAAAAGCTAGAGTGATTGACAAGTCTAATTTCTTTTTTTGACCCTCTGACATCTGACCATATTCAAACTCAGAACGATTCAATGTAGAGTACAACTCAAACGAGAATTCAGAATCAAATAAGAATGAGAAAGGTAAACCTAAATCTCTAATATTATTATTCACATAATCGTTTATAATTGGTAAGTATTTTTTAATATAGAAACTCTTGAATCCTGAGTCAGATAAAATTTCCTTTGTCATTAATGTAAGATTAGCTATTTTAGTATCACATTCTTTCAACTTATTTAGGATATCACTGTATTCCGTCTCAGCAATGATTAGAGAGTCCTCAGTGCTTTTTATATCAGAATCCGAAGCTTTAATACTCTGTTGTATAGATTTAGCTAGAACCATCTTAGAATCAATTGTAGATTGGGCTTCTTTCTTTCTATGTATTAATGATGTAGCTTTCTCTTTTATTATATTTAGCTTTTCATTTATTTTTATTACTTTTTTGAGTCTAGATTCTTTACTAGGAAGTTCTTTATCAAGTTTTGATTTTTCCAACTTAACAATGTCTAAGTTGGAAGTTAACTTCTGTTTTACTTTTCTGATTTTAAGTTCAGATAAATCACCACCACATACTTGACATTGTGTATCTATGTCCTCAATATCGTCTTCACATTTAGCAATCTCAGATACTAGATTTTGTGACCTTAGACGGTCTTGAATTACTTCAGACTCAGATATTTTAATTTCATTAAGTTGTTTTTCAAGTTCGCCAAATTCAGTTTTCATTTTAGTGATATCTGATTTATAACCATCAATTTCTACAGAAAGACATTGACCATCAGATTTAATTTGTTTCAATTCAGCTTTTAATTGTTCTACACTTGAGTTTTCTTTGAATCTGTTTATAAGTTGATTGAGATTATTAATTTCAATATTCTTCAAGTCCTTAGTAGTTTCAATTAGTTTAAAATCAACTTTAGAATCAGTGAGTTTTGTCTTAGCAACTTTTAAAAGACCATCCACATAACCTAAAGAGAAAATATTACTAACAATATCTCTACGCTCTTGTGGTGTCATTTCAATAAAGTTACTAGAAGTTTGAGTTGTTGATAAAACAATTACCATTTTAAATAATTCAAAAGGGAGTCCTATTATTTTATCAAGAGTTTTCTGATAATCAGTAGCATGAGAAAGTTCTTGAACTTTGACTCCATCTATTTCAATTTCAAAAATATTAGGTTTTAAACCTCGTGTTACTACAACTCTCTGATTGTCAACTAGAATAGAAACTCTACCCCATGTGTCCTTGTTATTTTGTTTGTTTACAATGGATGCTTTTTTAATTTTTCTAAAAGTTCTACCATAAATAACCCATGTTAATAGGTCAACCCATTGTGATTTACCACTACCATTTTCACCTACTATGTTTATGAATCCACTTTCAAATTCATACTTAAACATATTGTTAGACATTCCTAGAAAGTTCTTACCTTCTAATTTCTCAAATTTTAAAAACATAAATTATTATTCCTTAAAATGGTACACTAAATCCTTTATATAATTATAAATGGTTTTATAATATTTTAAACCCTAAATTAAAAATAATGGTACACTAAATAATTTAAATTATCTTAATGTCATTTAAATAACTTAGTGTACCATTTTATTAAAAAGAAAATTATTATTAAAAGATTATATTTTAATTATAAATGGTTTTATAATATTTTAAACCCTAAATTAAAAATAATGGTACACTAATATTTTTTAATACAATTATAACAACTAAATTTATATTAATGTCATTAAGTGTTATTTAAATAACTTAGTGTACCATTTTATTAAAAAGAAAATTATTTAAAAGATTATATTTTAATTATAAATTGAAATCTGATAATTTAAACCCCAAATTAAAAAATAATTAAAAATAAATTAAAACCTTTAAAATAAGTTGTAAATGTTTATAATTATAGGGAGGTTAATAATGAATTCAATAACATATGGTGTATCATGTTCTGCGTGTGGACATAGCAAGAGAACTAATTTAGATAAAACAAAGAAATCTCACGAAATATATAAATGGTTATATGATAATGGTTATAGGTCTTGTCCTAAATGTAATTGTGAGGATATGTTACTAACTGCATATGAATTAGAAACCTATTATTTTCAACTAGCTCATATTCAAAATGCAGTTGCTGAACTTAAGATTGTTGAAAGATTAGACCCTTTGACAAAGGTGCGATTAACAGTTGATTTTTTATAAGTCTATATATTTCAATGAATAATAAAAGGGAACTTGAAACCACAATTTGCGACTTCAAGTTCCCTTTGCTTATAATTTAATCTTATGTAGAATGTTATATTCTAATATTTCATCTTTCTTAAGAATACTTAAATGCTTATCGTTTGATGGTTTATACTTCTCAATGTAATCTATCAAACCCCACCTCTTAAGTAGTGATGCTACATAATTAACTCGGTTTTCATCGTGCTTGTTAATGTTATCGTAAGCATTTTTTCTTGTTAATAAGAAAAACTCTTTAAAGTGAATGAGAAATTGTACACCATCTTTTTCATACAAGTACACAGATGGATAAATCTTTTTCTCTTTCTTATTACAAATCCCAATTCGGTTAAGAGTTTCCTTAATTAAATTAGGATTACTTATTGTTTTTACCTCAATCATAAATTGACCCTAGTGAAATATCAAAATCATGAAGTATAAATGTTACAGTGAATTCTAATTCCTCGGAATCTTGATGTGTTAAATTTAATCCACTCACATTAGTCGGAAGACAATCTTTGTGGAATGTTTTGTTTACAACTCTCTTATTATTATCCAACATTTCAATGTTTATAAAATCAAAATTATAATCCACCAAATTGCTAATATTATCAGGTTTATCTCCATTGAGTATATCCCAAATAATCTTACGCATAATCAAGTAATTTTCTTTATACTCAGTTGATTTGA